CCGGTGTGAACACCATTGGAGTGCCACGCCGCAACGGTGCACCCGACCCAAATCTTACCTGGGTGGACCAAGCCGCACCCGCTCCGGTCCGGTCCTACCTGCTGGCCTCAACGACGCTGGGCCCGATGCGGAAGCTGCTCGCCATCGTCGTGCTCACACACGAGATGGTGACGTTCGCCAGCGGCGAGGAAATGGTGCGGACTGTCATTCGCGAGGATGTGGCCGCATCGCTGGACGCTACCGTTTTCTCAAATTTGGCCGCGACCACCGCCAGGCCGGCCGGGCTGCTCAACGGTGTCACCGCTACCACGGCGGCGACCGGCGGCGGCACGGAGGCCATGCTGAAGGACCTTGCCGCGCTCGCTGGTGCCGTTGCTGCTGCTGGCGGGTCCGGGCAAGTCGCGTTCGTGATGAACCCCGTGCAGGCCACCGTGGCGGGGCTACGCCTACAGTCCGCCCAGGCGCAGACGATATGGCCGAGCCAAGGCGTGCCGGCGGGCACCGTGATCGCGGTGGATCCAACCGCCTTCGTATCAGGCTTCGGCCCTGAACCGCGGATTGAAGCCTCGCAAGAAGCCCTCATTCACGCCGAGGACACCACGCCGTTGCCGATCGGCACCGCCGCCACCACGAACACCGTCGCGGCGCCTACTCGGTCGCTGTTCCAGACCGATTGCATTGGCATCCGGGCCCTGCTCGACGTTGCCTATGCGATGCGACAGCCGGGCTTGGTCGCCTGGACTTCGAGTGTCACGTGGTGATGCGCCATGACCGAGCACCGGGATGGGCAGGCCGAGTCCCTGGAGGACCGGGCCGCTAGGGTCCGCGCGCGCACGGACGCGGCGCTGCATCGGGCCAGCGATTCACTGCTGGAGGCCCAGTGGCGCCGCGAGAGCGGCTACGAGCCCCCGGCGCCATGGCGGACGCCCGACAGGGAGCCAGAGAAGCCGCTGGCGCCTGCGAAACCGGTGAGGGCAGCAATGACAGACGCAGACATGCGACAGATGGTCGACCGGAAGGCGGCCAGCGAGCGGGCGGAGATTGTGCGCGGCGTCGGGCAAGCGCTCGGGATGGAGCGCCGGCACATGCGGGAGCACGTAGAAGCCGCCATCCGGGATGCGGTCGCACCGCTCCAGCGTGAGATCCAGCAGCTTCGCAAGGCACTCCGGCAGTCGCGTCGCTCCGGCCGCAGGCAAGAGCGGGAGGATTCCAATGACGATCTGTGAAAATGCTGATCCGGAGACCGACGACGATCAGGAGAAGGCGCGCGCGCGCTCCTGGGCCCGCTTCCATGATGAGTTGTCCAAATACGTGGCCGGCGTGGTCCAGGATGAGGTCGCCCGCGCCCTGACGGAAGCGGCCTCTGCCCAGGCCGTGGATGCGAGTGCCGGGACGACGGGCAGCAGGCGAGGTTCGTAATGGCCACTGATATCGAAGACCTAGTTTTAACAATCTCGGCCGACACGAGGCAAATCCAGCGCGCGTTGAAGCGGCTGGAGGGGGACACCGACGCCAGCACCAAGAAGCTGGAAGCGGCATTCGGCAAGCCGGCCGTGCAGCTCGACAAGCTGTCGCAATCTGCCGGCCGGACCAGGGTCGACACGGCAAATCTTGCGGCGCAGTTCCAGGATATCGCGGTGCAGCTTCAGGGCGGCCAGTCGCCGTTCACCGTCGCCCTTCAGCAGGGCACGCAAATCAGCCAAGTGCTCGGTCCCCGCGGTGCTGGCGCGGCGGTATCGGCGCTTGGCGGGGCGTTCCTGTCGCTGCTCAACCCCGTCAGCATCGCGACGATCGGCATAATCGCGCTCGGCGGCGCGGCGGTGCAGTACGCGTCCAAGCTGTTTGGCGACGTGAAATCCCTGGACGACATGCTCCAGGAGCATTCGTCGATCATCAAGTCGCTGCAGGATTCCTATGGCGAGGCGGCGAAGGGGCTGGATTTCTACGCCAAGGAGTCGCGGAACGTCATCGAGTCGCAAATCCGAACGTCCGTGATCCTGCTGCAAAAGCAGTTGGAGCAGCTGGCGCAGACGGCTCTTAGCTCAATGTCGGTCATGAATGCCGAGTTCACGGCAATGGGCGACTCGACGGGCGTGGCCACCGAGATCACATCGGCCAAGTTCGCCAAGTTCTCGGGGGCGATCGACGATCTACGGGCGAGCGCAAGCCGCGGTGCGCCGGATCTTCGCGCGTTCCGTGATCGGATCGCTGAGATCGCCAACGCCAATCCGGACGATCGCAAGCTTCAGAAGCTCGCCGCCGAACTCCTGGAACTGACCAACGAGGCCGGCAAGGTTGGTCAGGCCCTCGACGCCGCCGGCCGGGCCATCACCGCCATTGGCGGAATTGCCTCCGGGCAGGTCGCCCAGGTGAAGCAGTTCACCGACGCCTTGAAAGAACTGGACAAGCTCGGCGCACCGAACCTGACCGACCGTCAGAAGGCGATGCAGGCCCATGGGAAGGCCATGGAGGCCGCCAGCGGCACCGAGGAGCGCGTTGCGGCCGCGAAGGCGCACCAGGAGGCGCTTCAGCGCATCGGGCAGATTGAGCAGGCCGAGGCCGACAAGAACGCCGCTCGCGACGCGGATCGAGCCGCGAAGAAGAGCACGCGCCAGGCCGAAGCTTTCGCGCAAGACATGCAGGATGTGCAGCATCGCGTCGACTCGCTGAAGCTTGAATTCGAGATGATGGGCAAGTCGGCCATCGAGCGCGACCGGGCCCGCACCATACTTCAGCTGGAGAACGAGGCGAAAAAGAACAATATCACGCTCACCGACGAGCAGCGCGCCCGCATGTCCCAGCTGGCGGACAGCTACGCCGATTGGGCGGAGAAGGCGCGGCTAGCGAAAGCCGTCTCGGCGCAAATCGACAACATGGCCGGCCAAGCCGCGGACAGCTTCGTGCAATTCGCAACCGGCACGCAGACCGCCGCAGAGGCGTTCAAGAACTTCGCGAACAGCGTGATCCAGGACTTGCTACGCATCGCCGCCAAGCAGGTGATTTTGTCGGCTCTCAACATGATGTTGCCCGGCGCCGGAAGCGCAGCCGGCGGCCTGATGTCGATGTTCGGCAACAACCCCATGAGCGGCCTTCAGACCCTCGGCCGGGCCGGCGGCGGGCCTGTGGCGGCCAGCACGCCCTACACGGTGGGCGAGCGCGGCCCGGAATTGTTCGTCCCCAATGTCTCCGGCCGGATCCTTCCGAACCATGCCTTGGCTCAGGGCGGCGGCGGTTCGCCCGTGGTCATCAACATGATGAACGATTTCCGCGGCGTCGACCCGTCGATGCGCGCGTACCTCGACGCCCGATTGGGCCGGGTGAAGACGGAAGCGGTTTCGGCCGCGGTGCAGGCGGTCGGGAAGGCCCGAAGCAATATACCGGGGTTCTTGTCATGACATTAGAGCTGATAATCAAGGCGCTGGAGGATTTCCGCGGATCGACCGCAGAATCGGTATGCGCCGATCTGGTGTGCAGAGGGCTCAATACCGCGGCACAATCCGGCACCGCGGCTTCGCGGCTGCTGCTCGGTCGCGAGACGATGGCAGCGGGAATGGTGCTTATGTGCGACGGGCTGATGAGCATCGACCAGGCCCGATCGCACGTCGATCAGGGTATGCTCGAAATGATGGCTGCCCTTACGCTGATCCAGAGCCATTCGGCAGGAAAGGGAGCCTGTAATTGACATGCCAACCAACCATGAAGCCGTAGGCACATTCGGCGCCGGCGCCATCAGCACCGCCGCTGTTCGCAATCTGCTAGTGCGCCGGCTGATCTACCCGATCGCCAGCACGGAAAACCCGCAAGACTTTGTTGCGGTCGATCCGTCAAGCGGCGTGCTGCCGATCGGCGTGGCCTACAACGGCCGGCTGTTCTGGCTCGACTCGGCGGACGGCACGACCGTGCACGATGGCCTGTCGACCGTCGTCAGCTACGAGGGGAAGAGGTACAAGCGCGACGCCATCGACCCGCCGGTCTCGGTGCTCGACAAGGATCTGACCGCGCCGCCGGGCTCGCCGACGATCGGAGCCGCCTATCTGGTGCCGGCGGCGGCGACCGGCGCTTGGGCGGGGCAGACCGGTAAGATTGCCGTCTACACGGCGCGCGGCTGGGAGTTCGTCGTATCGCCGGTTGGTCGCCTTGTCTATGTCCAGGACGAGACGAGCTTTTATCACCGGACTGTTGCCGGCACATGGCAGCTCGGCGCCGGTTCGCAGGTCATCACGTCGGGCATCATTGCTCCGTCCAGCATGATCGGCGGCGGCGCGCGGGTTCGCTGGCTAGTCGAAAATCAGAGCACGAACACGCCGCCGGCTGTCGTCAATGGCACCGCCTATGTGGTCGGCCCGTCCCCCACCGGCGCGTGGGCCGGACACGTTGGCAAGATCGCGCACGGCGAGAACGGCGCGTGGGTCCTGTACACGCCCGCCGCCGGCTGGACGGTCTATGACAAGGCCCTCGGTGCCGACTATCGGTATAGCGGGACCGCTTGGGTGTCGGCGGCAGGCGCGTGGCTGGCGCGCGGCAGCGTGTTCACGGCAAGCGGCAGTTCCGTGTTCGAGTCCACCGGGTCCGGTTACGTCTATTCCGACACTGTTGCGCCGACGACGGCAGCCACCAGCCAGAAGGACAGCGCCACGCTGTCCGTCGCCGCACCGCGAGCCGGCGCCAAGATCGTCTTCGACTACGAGGGATATACGGGCAACGCCGCCTCGATGGTGGCGATCGGCCTGTTCCGCGACGCGGAGGTCACCGCACTCGATTGGCGGTCCATGGCGCAGCAAAACGTCCGGGCGACGTTCGAAATCTCGGCATCGGATGCGGTCGCGCACACGTATTCCGTACGCATATTCCACAGCTCGAACGCGTCGGTGCCGGTGTTCCCCGGGCGCCGCCTGTTCCGCTATGAGGTGACGCCTTAAGGCCGGCAGAGATTGGCGCTTCGGCCGCGTGCCCCGAGGCGCCAATGGGCCCGGCCGGTTGTTGGGAGACATGGCCGGCCGGGCTCACCATCCGGACACGCGCGGGGCGAATCTGTATCGTTGGAAATCAATGACTTAGCCGGCCGCGCGCGCGGAAGCCCCCTTTGGGAGGGCTGCGCACGTTGAAAACTTAACCAAATCAGGGCAGGGTGGTCCGTGGGTGTGAGAACCCGGACCAGTGATGGGCAGACGACCGGTTGGCGCCGGAAGCTGCCGAATGCGAGAGCCTGAAGGCTCATCGCGCGGAGCGCCTTGGCGGGCGCCCGAACCCGACCATTATGGCCGGGGGCGGTGCGCCATGTCCAGAGCGAAAGCTTAAAAGCGGACCGACCTGTCTCACTGGCAGGTTCTCACCCCCCGGCTGCCCGGTCTGTCACCGGGCGCGGCTGTGAGAAGCCGAAGACCAGTGAGAAGTCCCATGACACAATCGAGGCCAATGTTCCCGCCCGCCAAACCGGCTGCGGCGGTCACTGATGCGTTTTTCCCGGTCCCCCGCCCCGGCACGACCCCGGAAGCCCTCCAGGCCATCCGGCGGCTGCGGCGCGAGGCTGCGGACGAGATCGAGCGGTTGCTTGCCCTACTCGACGCGCTGGACGGGGACCCGGACCTGGAGCCGACGCTGGGATACCTCCCGCCGGGCATGCCGGATGAAGCCGAGCCGAGCGGCGACGAGGGGGAGCCGAGCCTTGGCTGGACCGAGGGGGAAGCCCGGTTCGGCTGCAACCCGGTGTTCTGCGGCGGCGCCGACCTCGAGTTGGACCAGTCCGACGACGAGCCCAGCCTGGGCGCTCTGGAATGGGCGACGGCCTTCTACGTGACGCACCGCAATGCGGACGGGACCGCGCGCACGGTCCGGCTGCGGGAGGGCGACCAGACCGTATGGGCGGCCGGCGTCACCGACGACCGCGAGGACGAGCACGACCGCGAGTACGACCCCGCCGAGTTGGGAATAGCCGACCTGGACGGCTTGGCCTGGGCGCACGGCGCCACCCTCTGACGCAACCCGGCCCGGCGGCGCCCGCCGCTGCCGGGCCTCTCTCCCCTGACAACCGAAGGATAGACAATGCCTAGCGCGTTCAAGCGAGAGTGGACCCACAAGGGCGTGAAAAAAACGGCGTGGGTTGTCCGCTATGTGGACCCGGCCGGAGTGAAAAAACAGAAGACGTTCAAGCTCAAAAAAACCGCGGACGAGTTCGCTGACGGGATCAAAAGCAACATCCGCCAGGGCGTAGCGGTCACCGCGTTTGAGCGGCGCACCGTCAGCCAGCTATGCGACGAATTTCTTCGGCACACGGAGGCGCGGCTGCGAAGCGGGCAGATAACTTTGTGGCACCAAAGAAACGTGAAAATGGAGATCACGTGCAGCGTTCTCCCGCATCTTGGCGGGCACAAGGTCAACGAATTGACGCCGCTGATAATCGAGCAGTGGTTTCAGGCCCTGTGCAGAGAGAAATCTGTGGGATCGTGGCTTTTGCCTGCGGAGAAGCGACGCCCATTGATGCCGCGCACGGCGCGTGCCCGGGTGGCGAGTTTTAAAGGCGTTCTGGATTGGGCCGTGCGCCGGGGTTACATCAGCAAAAATCCGTGCGGCGACGCCCTTAAGGAGATCGGCGGGATACCCCCTGCTCGCATTCGCACCTTCACACCGGAGCAGGTGGCGTTGATCCTCCGAGCGCTAGAGGCGCGAGGCAAGCACCAGCAGGACCGAGCATGGAAGATCGGCCGTTGCGCGGTGCATTTGGCCGCGTTCTGCGGTCTGCGGTACGGGGAAATCTTCGGCCTGACGCTGCCTCGGGTCCATATCCGCGAGCGTGTCCTGGAGATCCGACACAGCCTCGACAGGAACGACAATCTTAAGGGGCCGAAGACGAAGGCGGGCATTCGCGATGTGCCGCTGCCGCAGCACGTTGCCGACCTGCTGGCAGACTGGATCGAGCACGATTATCGGCCGAACGATCGCCAACTTCTGTTCCGCGGACTGCAACGTGCGCCCCGCTGCCAAGATGCGGTGGAGCGCACGCAGCGCGCGAAGATACACGCCCCCACCTTCAACAGGCGCTATTGGCGATCGCTCTTGGCGCGGGTGGGTCTTCTGGATCCCAAGGACACATTCCACTTTCACGCCCTGCGGCACTTCGCGGCAAGCTGGATGATCGACAACGGGCTTCCGATTACCGACGTTGCCCAGCTGCTAGGCCATGCCAAATTCGACATGACGCTTCATACCTATGCGCATCCGCTGGTAGGCGGCCGGCGGCGGTCTTTGGCCTTCGATCGGATGGCAAGCCGGCTGCTGGCCGGCGACGACGCTCCCGTGGCCGAGGCGGTCCACAACAGCTCGCCAGCGCCCATGCTGGTGCTGGAGGCAGTGCCGCAGCCTGTGGCGCTTGAGCCTCGGGTGGCGCCGCCGCTCACCGACCAAAAGGTGGCTGTCTGCCAGACCCCGACCTGCGGAGCGCTGATCCCGTACAAGACCATGAAGCCTTCGCTTTGCGCCGAGTGCGGCCGGGAAAAGATCCGGGTTCAAGCCGACCGGATGAGGCGGCGCCGCGCTGCGGCCGCATCCTCATAGACGCACTGAGGACGCATCGGCCCCTAAGTCATTGAAAACAGGGGCTTGGAAAAGACCGTGACGGTTGGTAGCAAGCCTTAAAATCCCTAGCAAATACAGCGACTTAACCCGCTACGGCGGGTTTTTTCGGCCCCGTTGGCCGGGTACTGAGAAAGCCCCGATTTTATTGGGGTTTTTCGAGCTCTGCCGGAGTTGCCCGGCGGCTCATAGACGCAACGATGACGCAACAGGAGACCATCAGATGAGTGACGGAAAGACCTCAAACGAAAGCGATCTGCTCTACGGCGTTCCAGCCATCGCCGCCTATCTCGGGCTGACCGAGAAGACGGTTCGCTGTCGCATCCATGCGGGCCAGTTCGCACCCACGTTCAAAGTCGGCGGCACGATCTGCGCGCGCAAGTCAACCGTCGATTCGTGGCTCGCTGAGCGCGAGCTCCAAGCGATCAAGGCCGGGAGGGCGTCATGAGCCGCCGTGTCGAACCTCTCGAATTCACCGTCTACAGCGGCAGGGAGCCCCTAGGGTTCGTCCGGCCGGTCGCCGGGCAGTATGAGGCGGTGATGGCGTCCGGCGAGCCCCTGGGCCACTGGAACACGTCGCAGGCCGCCGCCAATGCCGTTTGCTTGCGCGCGCACCGGGACCGCGGCTTGCCGCCGGGGCGGTGACGCATGGGTGCTGACAAGCACGAGAAGCGGCGTAGAGGGCGGCTGCCGCCCTTCGTGCCGCTATTCAACGACACGCTGGACGCGCCCGCCTGGCGCGCTCTGTCCCATGGCGCTAAGGCGCTCTACATCGCCCTGAAGCGGCGGTGCGTCACCAACGGCAAAGTGTACTTGTCGTTTCGAGACGCGCGGCAGGAGTTGCGTTCCGGTCTAACGGAAATCGGTCGATGGTACCGCGAACTGGAGCATTACGGGTTCATCGTGAAGACGGCCGCCGGTCACCTTGGCGTTGAAGGAAAAGGCGTCGCCACCAAATGGCGGCTGACCGAAATCGAGTGCATGAACAAGCCAGCGACCCATGACTTTCTCCGCTGGGACGGCCGGCGGTTCGACCCGAAAAAACAGGATCCCGATCCAGAAAGCTGGAACAGGGCGTTCCAGGAATCTGGATCACCAGCGATCCAGAAAGCTGGAGCACCTAAGGCCCGAAGTGATCCAGAAAGCTGGATCAAACAGAACGGGGTGGGGTGTTCCAGGAATCTGGAGCGTAACTAGTATACCACTCCATGGCTTTCATCGCTGACCATCGCTGCTCACGCTGTCAGGGCGAGGGCACCATCCTCCCGAGCTGGGTGCCCGACCATTGGGCCCGCGTCGGCCGGGCGGTGTCGCCGCACGAGCAGACCTGCCCCGAGTGTCGCGGGACAGGCAGGCAGCCGAGCCCTGTCGAGCCTAGCTCGACACCTCCCGCAACCGAAAGCGCCTGACCGGGCATGCATGAAACTATGCAGACCGGGGGGAAGGCTCCAAGCGCGGCGCAGACAGTCTCGGGGCCGGCGCCTCTCCTCCGTGCGCAGCGAGATCAGCCTCGGGAAGAAAAGTTGAGGGCGTGAGCAGACCCCGGGGGGGGCAAGATCGCACAATTCGCGCGATAATTCCCGGACCGTCGTCCCAGTCGCACGCGCGACGCCGCAAGTTTCGGGAAAATGTTGCACTCCCGAACGCTGCCGAACTCTCCCCATCCTGCCCCTGACCGCCCGCGACCTCGGCTCAACCCGCCAAGAACTGCGCCTAAATGCACGTTCACCCCCTACGGGGGTGACGACAACCCCCCCTTCGGAATTTCGCGGCGTTGCGCACGGAGGAGGACCGCCGGCCCGGGTCCGATGCCCCCGATTATTCCCGACCTTGCCCCCCGGGTCCTTCGCAGTCCTTCACACACTGCGATTCCTCTTTCGCACCGCGCGTCGCACTTTTCGCATCGCTTCGCATCGCGGATGCAACGTTACATGCGGCGGGCTGTAACGTTACCGGTAACGGCGCGCCGATGCTTGAAGCATAGCCCAAGCAATGCTTGAGCCGTGCTCCTGCTGCGTCGTCATGTGCGTCGGTGGCTGCGTCGCTGGGCAGCCAGCCGCGTCGCAGGCAGGCAAAGCCTCACCCCTCAAAGGGTACGGCGCCAACAAAGAACTCAATGGCTTAGCGCCAACGATCGTTGCAGCGAACACGCCAACGAGGGGCCAACGACGCTGCGTCGGTCGGTGCGTCGCTCGGTGCGTCAACCGTGCTGCTGTCCACGATGTCACGCGGACTGCCGCGGACGGTGCTGTGACATTGCGGACGGTCTCTGCCGGGAGGACCGGGGTCAGGCTCCGGTAGCCCTGGGGTAGGGCTAGCCCAGCCAAAAGCCTGCGGACAACTTTGCAGAAATGCAATGCTACCCGTGGTCTTTTCGCCGCGAATATGCGTTGATGCAAAGACCATTCGTCCCGCCCCGTGCTCGGTGAGCACCAGCAGCTGAAGGACCCTGCGCATGTCACTCTCCCCCAAAGCCCGCTTCACGTCGTCGCCTCGCAATTCCGGCGGGCGTATCCGACCCGCTGACAATTTCGTGCGCGCTCTGCATGTCGTCGCGCGCGGTGCTCTCGATTACGGTAGCGATCCGGCGAAAGTGGCGGCGTCTCTCTATCCGGGCGACGAAGTAACGCCGCTGCTGGTGCGCGCCGCGGTGTCGCCAGCCACCACGACGAGTTCCGGCTGGGCCGGCGTCGTTGCGCAGCAAGCCGTTGCGGATTTCGTCGACAGCATTGCGCCGATCAGCGCCGCGTCGCGGCTGATGAATGCCGGGCTAACGCTGGACATGGCCGGTGTGAACACCATTGGAGTGCCACGCCGCAACGGTGCACCCGACCCAAATCTTACCTGGGTGGACCA